CTACGGAGACAGCTCCTGCGATGGTTGCGGCTGCTGACTTGGATGCAGCTAGGGAGAGAAAAGAAAATGCAGCAGCGAACGTTACTGTAGTTAAAGCGAAAATCTCCGAAGCGAAGGCAGCGTTGACAGAAGGGGTTTGCTCCCTATGTCACCGCGCCTTTGACGGGTGCGAAGATCAGAAGGAACATTACGAGACGATGCTGAAGGAGAGCGAGGCGGCACTTGTAGAGTTATCTGCCGAGGTGCGGGCCGCGACAACTGCTCTGGAAAAGCTGAATTCAGAAGTAGCTTTCCGAGTACAGTACGACGCGAGCGTAGCTAAAAAACAAGAACGTTTAGAGAACGTGAAAGCAGAGTTGTCGAAAGAACGAGAGTGTTTAGCGAGCCTCCTCCAGTCCAACTCTACGGTAACAGGCAGCGATTTAGAGGTTGCTCTCAAGGAAGCTGACGAAACATTGAGAATCTTGGTGATCAAGTACAACAACCTGTCCTTGTCTGAGAACTCCCTGCGGAAAGCGAAGGCGCGAGTAGATAAAGCTAAGGAAGCTATAGCAAGTTACGCCGCCCCTTTATCTGAAAAGAAGGTAGCCGAGCTGACCGTGTGGTTAGATGATGTTTCACGTGAAACACTGGAAAAGGCTGTAGCGGTTTCCTTAGACAAGGTACAGATTGCAGAGCGTGAGACGGTGGCGACTACCCTGCACCTCGAACAAGCGATAGCTGAAAGGGTGAGGCTGGAGAAGGAAGTTGAGGAAGTTGAGGAGTTACGAGCCAAAGTGGGAGCTATGGAGCGCAGAGAAGCGGCAGCTAAAGGGTTGCTGAAGTTCCTCCGCGACAACCGAGACCGTTACTCTGAAACGATATGGGCAAAATTCACAGCCTCTGCTTCCAGCTTCTGCGCTGGTTGCACCGAGGGTCGCATCGACGGACTTGTAAGGGACGGTGACGGGGATTTCTCCTATACGGAGGAAGGTAAGAGACGGGCTGTTGAAGATGCCTCTGGCGCACAGAAAGCGATCATCGGACTAGGTGTACAAGCTGCACTAGCTGCGTCAGCTTTCTGCCCCCTGCGGCTTATCATCGTCGATGAGCCTACTGCGGACATGGATGCTGAACACGCGCTGGCTACAACGTTAATGCTGGCTGCGTCAGAACGGCAGGTGATCACCGTTTCTCACAGCAGGTTGGACGCAACCGCTTGCGCTAATACTATTGAATTGTGATTACACAGCGAAAGAAACCCTCTAAACTACTTTGAGTTTAGAGGGTTCTATCTGAAGGGAACGAGATGGCAAACGAAGCGGACATAGCGAACGATCTGGTCGAACATAATCTACAGGAAAGCCTCAAGAAAGTTAAGGAAGATCTAGCAGTGTTGAATGGAATACCAAAAGGCATTTGCCGCAACTGCGACTCAGCAATATCTGATTTATTGTATTTCTGCGACCGAGACTGTGTACAAGATTTTGAATACCGTACACAGCTTCAGTCACGTCGGGCAGGTTAAGGCGGGCCGAACTTGCCGAAGTTACAGGTAAACGGAACGCCGCCCACGGAGATCTGATTGTTCGATAGCCTTGACGAGAAGATGTAGGCCGCAGGGTCTACAGATAAGTCACGGCAACGGGCAACCATCACGTTTTTTGGCCGCTCGACATAGTACGGAGCTTCCCCTTCGAACGTACCCCAAGGATTGCTGATCTCCGCCGTATCAGGGTGGAGCTGAAGCAGCCCGTAGCTAGGGATAGCAGCGCCGGGGCGGGAACTGACGACCCCGCTGACGAGGAGCTGCCCGTCATCCCATAAGACAATGTCCGTCACAGTCGGGTTTTTCACGTCGATTTGCTTATAGACCCCGTACTCACCTGAAGAGTGTTGCAGTTTATCCCACGTCAGAGAAGAACTTTTCGTATCGGTCTTCGCAATACCTTTATAGTCCTTCAATAACCCTCCGGCGAACAGGAAGCTACCTTGTGCGATGAGACAGCGGACAGCCGCAGGTTGCTCTCTCTCTGTCGTAGTCATCGCAGGAGCGTGAAAAGCCTCTGAAGAAGTGATAACGCCGAAGCTACTGACATTGTCCGAGGTTACGCACCTGTACGGTACCCACGTAGATTTGACAACGTCTAACTTCCATACCATAGCTTCACAGCTGTACACAGCCTTCCAAGAAGATCCTGAAACATTGCCGAAACTTCTAGCCCCGCCAACATACAGCTCTCCTGCTTCATCGAACACAGAGCAGTACAGTGCTGTAGCAGAATTGCTACCACTTCTACCTGTTAAGCCTTTCGTCGGGTAGGCTTTAGTTTTCTGCGTAGTCGACGAGATGTATGCGACATCCTTTACCTTACCTCCTTTGAAATCCCCTGTAATTACGGCATCGATGTCATTCAAAGCGAAAGACAATCCGTACCCAGTGCCTTTTAATATAGAGGTACCGTGAAGGAGGAACCCGCCCTCCCCTTTTTTAGGGCTGAGGTTATTGCAATCTATTCGCACCCCTGCGTTAGGGGATGTAGGGCTAGAGCCGTAACTCCCAGCTAAGTACAGCACCCCTGTCTTGGAGATCAGCATTCGGTTGGTGTGTGTGGCGTAGTTACCTTGAACGCCGTACCCTAACGACCCTCCGCTCAGTGCAGTCGGGGTGGGTATCTTATGCCACGTAGCGGTTTGCGCGTCGTAACGTGCCAGCCGATTACAATGCCCTGCTGCCCCCGCCCCAACTACGGATGGGATAGTTAGATCGTCGGAACCTGCTATGAAGATGTCTCCGTTATCCGCGATAGTGCAAGCATGGACAGCCCCTGCGGAGATGAAACTCCCCAGAGATTGTGGAACCCCTAGCAGTTCACCTGTCGGCAGATCCAGAGAGGCTGCGCTTTGGATGCGGCGGAATCTCCAATCACCGTCCAGATTCCCTCCCTGATACAAAGGGCCTTCGCCGCTTCGCCCCGCTATTAGCAAGGTACTTAACCTCCCTTTCAAACCTCCAATCACAGCGACAGGAGGGGTTCCGGTAGGAGGCAAGGTCCGTGTAAAGGTGACGCTTTGACTGTAAACCTTATCCCCGTTAACCCAAGCATTCAACCAGTACACTCCTTCACTAAGCCCTTTTTTCTCTAAGTGAGCCGCAAGAGATAAAGGTTGTGTATCGGTTAAGGCAGGAACCCCTACGGTCAAAGCGTGCGTACTAGCGTCTACCGCCAAGGTCAGCACCCCTCCTACGATACTGGCAGAAAGTACGTTGGCTCCGCTACGGTCTTTGAAGGCAATGATTGGAGCGGTACCTGTTAGATCATCCGCATCAGGTCGAAGCATGAGCGAGAATACTAAGGGGGACGGAGCGTACCCGCCGCTCAATTTTGCCGCACCCTCAGACTCCCAAGGGACGGCGTAAGAGTTACCGTTAAACTTCGCAGACGGGCCGGTCGTCGAGGATAGAGCAGGTAGCCCAGCTTGAATGTTGCCGACCGTAGAGGCTGTAGGGTCGCAATTCTCGTTGTTGATTTCGTCGAGGAATGCAAGCGTACTTTTACTGAAAGAGAAAAATCTTTTTCTGACTCTATCTCCGTCAAACAAGTAGGATTCTCGCTCAGAGACGGACGGCGTAGCTCGTAGCAGAGGCGCAGCACCGTTCGCACCGTGCGAGAACTTAGCTTCCCCTGTGTTGACTGTGAAACCACCAGTGGACAGAGTGACAGCCATCACTGCATTCACCCTCAACTCGTAGGGCAGTTCGGATTCAACCATCGTGGCAATGACAGCTCCTTCTCTGAGGAACTCCACTTGTGAGATGGTGCCGGAAGCTCTACGAGTAGTACGCACCCCTATCTTGCTTCCTGCGACCAAGCGAACCCCAGTTTCCCTGCTCCTGATAACTACCCCGTCACCCCCTACAGACCGTACAGTCCCAGACTGAGATATAAATACGGTACTCGGGCATAGCGGAGGGGTTGGCGTCAGTTGCGGCTGTATGAACCCGTTACCGTCTGCCGAGGATCGCGCCATCACCCCTATACATATCTCAGATGTGGCGGAGTCAAACACAAATTCACTCTCTACTCTGGCTCCCCCATCTTCAACTAAAGGCGAGTTAAGATTAGCGGCCACTATTACCGTAGGGTAAAAACTGCCGTCAGGGACGGGGATGGAAGCCGTCAGATTTCGATTACTCAGAGTCACTAAACCTGCGGAACTGGAAGGGGTTTCGAGGAAGGCAAATAAATTAAACGGCGCAGGTTTGCGAAGGGCAAGGAACCTGAGCATCTCCGCTGTCCTTCCGTGAGTAACGAACGTCTGCTCGACAAAAGACCATATCCTCCCTTTGAAGTAACTCCGTGCGACAGGGTTACCCCCCAGATAAACTACCTCTCCTGACTTCTGCACCGGGTCGGCAGGGTTCTCGATCTCCCAAGGCTGGTACCCAGCGTTAACGTAAGGCATATCTATCTCGGGGAACCCGTTTAAGATCAGGCGAGATCTCCCCACGTTAACATCCCAGTCGCAGACTAACGTGAATTTACCATTAAGATGCGTTCGCCCTAGTACCCTGATTTCAGAGTTGTTATTATTTATGTACGCTGCGTACAGGAGCTTCAGGTAAGTCGCCCCATCTGGGTTAGCGACACTAACTACGCCGACTTCGAATCTACGAGAACCGTCAGGACGGATACAGGAAAAGATGGGTTGATCCTGCCCTATCTTAGCCTCGTTAAATAGAGGTAGGGCGACCTCAACGACGGTTGAAAACTTACCTCCGGCAGAGAATCTGTTATCAGCCCCAGCTACGTGCCGGTTTATCTGTATCCGAGATTTGACCCCGTCGAAATCCATGAACCGGGTGGAGTTTGGTACCGACAAGTCGGTAACACTGGTAACATTTGTAGCGAGTCCGGTCAGATTCCTAGCGGAATCCTTCACGTACAATATCTTCTCGTGTTTGATCGTCATTCTTCTAACGCCCAATAGTGGTTTATGGATTCATTGAAAAAATTATCCAAAGAGGATGCAACCGGAAGCGGGTAAGATTTCCTGAAGTAGATAGATTCTGGAAACTTATTATCCACTTCGCCATTGTACGTGGTCAGCCTAACCTCCAGATACCCGGCAGATTCATCAGCGTCAGCTATCTCTATGGCTGGGATGGTGTGCGTAATGGTGGGGTAAGTCAGGGTAGTCTCATATTTGACGGTGCCGAACGAATCGAACAACTGAATCTTGACTTTTGCTTGCGTAGAGCCACCTTCCGGTGCAATGGAAGTTGCCGACCATTTCCTCGCATAATGAACCTCGTCATCTGTCGTTACACCTTCGTCATCTACAGTCGCAGTTTTATTGTCCCACCTCCACGAGACTACCATTGACAAGGAAGGATTAGCTTCAGTCAAGTCGATCTTACCGGAGAGGTAAGTGTTCTTCACAGGGTAAGGGGCTGCGGCTCTCTTTATATTTTTCAGGTAGTGAACATCTGCATTAACTTTCTCCAAAGTCTCCTCTGCGGTGACGGTCAGGAATTTCAGATACATCCCAGCCGTGGAATTAGGCATCACTACTGTAGCCGCTACGGAGGCGTGTTTAATAGGGAAGAACCACACTGGCGAACCTGCTGCGTGGACAGGGGCTTGCGGGGAATCGAGCATACCACGCCATATTTCCGTCGCACGAATGAATTTCCCTCCCAACATTTCAGAGGACCGCTCGGCACTTAAATACTCTATGGTGCGAAGAGCGATAATCTCATCCCCTATCATCACCATGTTCATCCCATTGATCTGCACGTCCGTGTCGTCATCAGGTGTTTCCAAAGCTCCTGATACCCCGTTAGCGGGGACGGTCACTAGACGGATAATCAGCCCGTTTGTGTCTACGCCGGAGCTTCGTTGCAAGTCTTGGAGTAAATACCCGGCAGGCGTGAAGGGTTTAATATCTTTCTCAAGTACCAAGGCAGAGTTCGCAGGGGGTTTCGAAAGTTCCGCAGAGACTTTCTTCGCCAGCTTAAACCCTAACGAATACCCTACAGGGTCGACAGCTAGAAACATCGGGTGAAACCACGTCCGTTGTTTGTCCTTAACTTTGACGTCAAGGTCATTAAAGAAATAAGGTCGAGAGGTTAGCTTGAAATCCTCGACATCCTCTGCCACATAGCCTGAAGGATCCCACAATGAGGAATCGTCTTTCTCCCCCTCGTAATCAGGCATCAAGGACACATCTTGCAAACACTCGATCTGTATTTTGCGGCTCTTGAAGTCCCCGTAATCCAGCTCGGTGACCACCATAAGCAACTTGTCGATCCCATGTTCAGGGAAGTCGAGTATGATTTTACTGCCCGGAGTTAAGGTGTACGCTACTCTAGCCACGTTATCAAGAGAAGCTTTGGCAAGAGGGTACGACATCCTTCGCAGATCTCTGAGTGCCACCCTCTTCACAGTGGAGAGTTTCGTGAAGCCCGGGTAACGGACTTCCGATGACACAATCTGCTTATCCTGCGCCATGTAATTCGAAGCGTCTTGCACTACATGAACTTTATCCTTTTTGTTTTTAGTGTCAGACCAGATAATCTTCAGTTCATTCACAAGCTCATCGACGTTAGGTCTGGTGAAACTAGCGAGTTCGCAATTTGAATTATTCAAAGTTAGGACGGTAGAGAAATCCGTGGTAGGGCGGACTAGCCGAAGTTGGAATCTGCCTGTCAGCGAATTCACAAAGAGGATCCCGTCAATATGGCGGAGTATCTCTTTCATCACAGATGACAAGCTCTTGCCTTCATCCCACAACATAGATAAGCCCATCACGTCCTCAGCCAATCTACGTCCTGCGGCTTGGAAGGAGGGAATATCTATAAACATCTCACTGTTGAGGCCCATTCCCCAGTCCTTGTCGACAAGGATTTCATACAACATTTCGGCCGCGTTAGCTTCTCCCATAATGTTAGAGTGCAAGGCCGGGTCATACCCGCCCCCTGTAGGCAGTAAGCTAGGGATGCGCTGCTGCTGGAAAGTCCATTGCGGGATCTCTCCAGTAGTACCTATCGTCCCGTCGTATACGCAGTACGCCACTTTATTGAACTCTGGGAAATCTTTAGCTGCGATAGGGGGTTTCGAAGTGGCTCCTATCAGCTCCTGTAACCTAGAGTTAACGCCTTGCCCTACTTGCCCTGTGTAAAATGTCAAGTACCCTACAATCCCACCGCCTTTCTCTTCTCCTCCAAACAGCATGGGAGAGGTTAGGTAGATTGTAGTTTTCTTTTTCGACGGGTCTTTAGGTGTTCCCGCTCTGAAATAAGCGTCCATCGTCGCTTGTTGAATCATCGTAGGGTTGTACGCAGCGACGGCTGAATCAGGGAATACCCGTTTATCGTTAGCCCATGCCCGATATAGCCTACACCCTGAAGCGCCTCCTCCTACTGAGAGGATTAACTGCATAACTAGAGAGTAGGTATACCCTACGGTCACCTCATCGGAGGAGAACATCCCTTTAGCTTCTTTAGTTATCTCTTGAGTTACCATCCCTCCGTACCACGCGAGGTTGGCAACTGAGTTTATCGGCATACCCCATACAACAGGGAGTCGTTTCGCCTGAGATGATTTGTTACGCCGTAGGTCGTCTAACCCCGGTCTAGGAGCGTCATCAGGTTTCGGACGGGTGAGGTCAGATATGACAAGAGATACTAAGGTTGACGCGAGCCACCACCATACAGCCATAAATTTTTCTCTTTTACTTGTTAATCGTGAGCGTTTTCAGTGGCGGTAGCGTGAAAACATATCCAGACTACGTCCGTCAGAGCTTGGATAGTATGTTCAACTTTAGGAGGGATTTCTACTACCTCGCCAGCTACGACCCTGATCGCTTCTTTAGTGTCTGACCTCCGTAGAAGCGCGACACCTGCTGCTGCCACAGATAAGTGGGAGTAGTAGTGGTAGTGCTTGACGGTTGTCGCGCCTTTAGGCAAGATCATACGTAAAGCGGCCACCCCATCGCCGTGAAACCTCCGCATTTTAACGTCCACTGCGGGACCGCCTTCAGCGAAAACCGCGTGAGCTTGACTCTCGAACTCTGACATTCCTAGCTCTCCTACGTTAACGAAGAGTGGAATTATATCCCAACCCCTGTCGTGTAAGGGTCGTTATTAGGCATCCAAGGGAATGCGCCAAAATTCACTCCGTTACCGAATTTCTTAACGCACCCGTGCGTTCCCAGATACTCGTGATCGCATCCTGCGTACAGAGATATACTCGTCCCTGTCAGGTTCAGTTTCTCGATAGGGTTAAACAGCTTTAGAAACGATCCGCGATGAGTGAGGATCATATAAAAATGATCTCCTAATTCCAACGTCCCGTTATCGAACCACCCGTCAGCGTAAGCCGCCGCTGCGTCACAATAGATCACCCCGCGCAAAGGTTGGCTACTGCTCGCCACGACCCCTTCTGCCTTGAACTTAGTTTGCTCAGGGTTGACAGAGCAACTGGGAGAGTATAAGAAATGGTTGCACAGTACCTGTCCGTTCATCCTTAGCCCGCCACGTTTAACCATCGTCCCGATAGGCTCTCCCATCAACTTCACGGCGCTGCCTTTTATCAGTTCAGCTTGTCGGATCCGCCCTACCCAGATAGCTTTTATTTCGTCAGGGACGTCCCTTTGTGCGGAGTATATCTTCAGCCACACTGTCCGTTGAGGAACGATGTTCCTAAACATCAAAGCGACAGGGTTGTCTTTGCCGACGGTTATATCGACGTCGATGTCGTACACAGATTCTGTATTTTGCTTTAGATTGCTGTACGAAATATGGGTAGGGGTGAACACACATTCCTCTGTTACCCCTCCGAAAGATTGAACAGGGAATATCTCTTCCGAACGGGTACCGCTATACCTGAAATACTCCCACCCAGAAGGGCGCTCCACCGCGAACTCGTATAACGTTACAGGTCGACTGAACGACAGAGAAAACTCTAAATCTGCCCAAGACATTTGCTCACACCTCGGTAATTGAAACCATGTTGTTCTGGGTGGCCACCACTTTGTCAGAAGACCAGATCAAGGTGACTTCGTCAGAGGCGAGTCGGCACATACCCATGAAGTTAATCGCTCTTACATTGGGAGAGAACCACTTATCTAGATGATAATCGTAATAGCGAGATGTAAAGAGCCGTTTACCTAAAGGAGCCGCAAAATGGACCATCTCAACACCCCATCCGCCGCCGCCGGGCGAAGTTATATCTGTGATGCGCCGCATGATTTTTGTGCCGTCCGTCAGCTCGATTAAAATAGCTTCCCTGCCAGCTCTGCTCCTTGAATACATTGTCGTAGCAGAGGCGTACGAGACCTCGATAGTAGTCGAGGCCGCCTCTGTTACTTCAGCCGCAATCGACAGATCGGATTTACCCGTAGGCAACCAGAATGGATGAGCGCTCCCTCTTCTGGAGTAGAACCATCGCATCATGGAATCTAACTGAGAAGGTGTGCTAACCCAGTACATGAATGACCGAGACACTTCAGGTGCGACACTTCTGTCGTAGGTATAATCGAGACTGACGTTATCAGTCACTTCGACGACGTCTCTCGTAACGATCTCCTGTACGCTCTCCGCCCAGTTAGGCATAACCTTCAGAACATTATACCCTTCGAAAGAATCGAGGTCCGCCGTGTCAGGGTAGTACTCGTCTTCTCTCATCGTGAACCGAATAGTCCAAGAGGAAACTTCCCCTGTAAGGGAAGTTCCTTGAACTTCTTTTTCCATCCTAGCCCCTGAACGCAACGGCATCAGCAAGGTATTCGCAGGAACATCGTAATCGAGAGGTTTATCAAAAGTCACCCATACGTCTTCCTCTGCGTCCGTACTGAGCATATCGACTTGTCGAACCTGATACCGAGTAGGGGATAGCCACAGTATTACTTCGTCTCCAGCTTGAATCCTAGCCCAGTCAGCTTCTTGCTGGCTCGCTCTCACCTTCACGTCGTACCAGCCTTGATTACCTTGTTCCTTCAGCAGCAGTCGTTTATGCCACAACGGGAATTTGAAAGGACGGCTCTGCCAACCCCACACTAAGTTATTCAGAAGTTGTAAAGTTTCTCTCGTCGCAGAGTACGTCGCCTCTATCGTCAGGGAGGGGTAATCTTTCAACGCCGCCCTTTGTTCCCTGCCGTTTTCAAATTTAACTATATCAGTTGTCCATTGGAATTTTTCGCCGTAAGGCTCCCCTGTATTAGGGGGTATAGACCACACGACCGCGCCGCGCACAACGTACAAGGAGTGAAGGATAAAATAATCCCCGTCTACGATACCGTACCTTACGGTCCAAGGAGTAAGCTCTCCACTCTCCCCCTCAGTCCCGCTGGCAAATGCCTCTCCTTTGTACCAGTCTCCGCCCCTTATAACGTCCAATAGGGATAACGGGGAGCCGTCAACAGGAGAAAAGAAACTGACCTCTGTAGACCCATCGCCTACTTCAGGGTCAGTCCCGCTGTTATAACGGACTCCTTTGTAATCGCGCCCTTGAGAGAAGTACCCGGTGTTCCATAAGACTAGGTCATAAGTCGCGTCTTCAAAAATCACTCCTAACCTATACTCTTCAGGCTTCAATAGAAGGGCGCCTGAGTGCAAATTCCCCATGAAAGTAGAAGGGGAGTCAGCGAAATCAAATGCACGGGGAGCTACCGATCTGACAGGCGCAGAGATGATGCTCCCTTCGGATTTTAACGACGAACGGCACACGAAAGCCGCAGTAGGCACAGTTACATTGACGCTCACTGTCTGCGCCTGTCAGA